GTACGCCACGGAGATATCGATGAAGCGAGTTCTTCTATCGTATCCAAGGTGATTGGATCTGTCGCAGCATTCTACGGGTCAGCGGACGCAGAGAGGTTTTGTGGAACAGGCACCTTCTTGGTCGGACGGTGTTGTTTCATGAACCTGCACGTCCTTGATTCCATCTTGGAGGCCGACAAGTGCCACGTCCAGATGCCTGGAGAGACGACGAAACGCGCATTTGAGTGGGCCGATTTGATTATCCACCGACACCCGGAAATCGATTTGGCCATGGTTGAGTTCCCAAGCAGCGTTCGAGACTTCAAGGACCTTCTAAAGCACGTCGCTTACGAGAAGGACATTAAGTTTCAACAGAACAATGTGAGAATTCCACTCAAGAGAAAGAACAACTTCGAGGTCATGAACATCAAGGCTTCGATTTTGTCGACGACGCTGCTGGTCGGAACGGATCCAACCATCCCCGAAGAAGAGGACGAGAACATTGAAGTCAAGGGCTTCATCGAGTATCGCGGAGGATCCACCATTGACGGAGATTGCGGCGCTCTCGTGATCACCTGTGATCCAAGGATGCCACGCAAGATTTGTGGCATGCACGTCGCCGGTCAAGTGAATGCTGGTTTCGCATTCATCCTCGTCAGAGAGCACGTGGATTACCTCCTTGCAGAGGCAAGTCCTAGTGCACGCTTTGCCTTTATTGAGCCGAGCGCAGAGACCAACACCCGACCAACAATTCAAGGAGCAGTTGAGCAACTTGGAAAGGTCGACCCAATTTTCGAACCAACAACAACAGCCGTCCGGAGATCAGAGATTCATGGCTTGTTTCCCCTCACGAAGGCACCAGCAGTTTTGCGTGCAGTCGAAGGTTGTGATCCCCTTCTCAAAGGAGCTCAGAATTTCGGCCGCCAACCAGGGTATGTGACCAAGTCAGAGATGGAATCATGCATCGAGTCAATGAAGGCCGCTTTCTATGTTGGGGTACCCACCATTACTAGGACCCTGACTATCGAGGAGGCAGTCTTTGGAATTCCTGGAGTCATCGAACCCATGAAGACGGACACTTCACCAGGTTACCCGTGGTGTCTGGAGAAGACTACCGAGCCTGGTAAGCGTCATTGGATCAAACCCGATTTTATTCACGATGACCTGAGGAGAGCTGTGAGACAGCTGGAAGAGGATGCTATGGAAGGAAGAATTTCACCATCTATTTTCAAGGACACTCTGAAGGACGAACGTCGAAAGCTTTCTCGTTGTGACCGCTCGAAACCAGAAGACATCAAAACTCGAGTTTTCGCTGCGAGCCCAATGCACTTGGTGATTTTCATCAAGATGTACTTCGGCGCGTATTTCACGCACATGCAGAACGAACGGATCCACAACACGACAGCTATCGGAGTGAACCCCTATTCAGTCGAATGGCACCAAATTGTCATGAAGCTTCGGGAAGTCAACCATCTGGCCAACGATGGAGACTACGAGAATTTCGACACAACCCAACCACCCGCGTTCATCGACGGAGCAATCCAAGTTGCGCGCGATTGGTACAAGCTGTACGGATCATCGCCTCAAGAAGACCGATGCAGGGAAGTTGCTGGAAGACAAGTGACGTTCGCTATCCACATGTGCAGAGGAGAACTCTACCGTGTTGATGGCAAGAACCCAAGTGGAACCTACGGAACGACGCAAATCAACTCGAGCTCAAACCTGTGCGCATTTCAGTATGCGTGGGACAAGATCTTCCCTGAAAACGCCGGTGCCGTGAACTTCCACAAGAATGTACGCATGATCACCAACGGAGACGACGTTGTCTTTTCCGTGAGACGTGAATTCGGAGCTTTTACCATCAAAGCAATTTCAGAACAATTGGCCCGAATCAACATGAAGATCACACCCGCACTGAAGGAGGGAACCTTCATTGAAGCCAGACCGATCGAAGACTGCACTTTTCTCAAGCGCGGTTTTCAAGTGATGAAGGGATTTTACAGGGCTCCCCTCGACATTGACGTCTGCAAAGACATGACCCAGTGGACCAAGAAGTCGGATGACAATATGGCAGCAACGATCGAGAATTGCAAAATCGCCGCCATGGAGCTAGGAATCACCCAACCTACGGGAGAAGTGAGACAACAGCTCTCCGACGCCCTGACCAAACTAGGACAACACACAGCCCTCCTTACTTCCAAGGAGGTTCTTCTCGATCACCAAAAATTTTTCTAATGTGACCTTCTTTCACCTATTTTCTTATCTCTTCTTATTAGGGTAGCTGCTATTAGAAATCTTATCTATCAATAGAAGTTAAACTGGATGATCTAGGTGCGGACTCCAGAAAATGAGCACCATGAATTACACTAAAATTTCAGGAAACACACAAACTAAGGTTAGTAGTACTAACCCAGCAACAAACAATCTCAATCCATCGACGGCAGGGACTGGAAACGGACCTTCGACGACCGAACCAAATTCGGAAGTCGAGCGAACGGTGGGTTTGACGTCATACATCGACAATCAAAACACGATTGCCGACCAACGCGCATGTCCGGGATACACCGATACGATGGACATGTTGCGCCAACATCACACGGAAGGATTAGACGTTAAACAAGTGGCTTCTCGCCCTGTCTTCGTTTTCTCTATCACCTGGTCAGCAGCAGATGTGCCAGGTACTCTTCTTGCCTATCGCAATCTTCCTCTTGATATTCTCAATGCTTCGCCTATCAAACTTCAAAAGATGCAACGTTACCAGTTCTTTTCTGGTGATATTGTGATCAGGGTAGTGGCTTCAGCAATGGCTTTTCAGGCAGGTCGTCTCTGGATGTCTTTCGAGGCAGCCAGAAACGAACGGGGAGCGCGAGTAGCTACACTCAACCCCCAGTCGGTTACATCACTGGACGGGATCGAATTTGATCCCGCCGTGCCCACCCCACTGGAGTTTAGAGTGAAGTACTTCGCCCCCATCTCAGAGTGGGACCGAATCGGTCAATACGGATTCGGCTCTGTTCTATTTTCAGTTCTTTCACCACTCAATTCAGCATCAACATCGTCGACTGTGACTTTCTCAATGCAAGCGTGGTTTGAGAACCTCACATTCGGCGTTCCTACGGCGGAACCCTTCGAACTGAGCGTCGCTCCAGCGATAGCAATGCAACGTGCTTACAGACAGTCGCACGTTGAGAAGAAAGAAGCCGAAAGAACACACGTGGTCTCCGACGCATTAGAAACGGTATCGGAGGTCGCCGGGTTGATGGGAAAATTTCCGTTGATCTCAGGAATATCACACCCCGTCTCGTGGGCCACAGGGATGGCCGCTAGAGCAGCAAGGATGTTCGGGTTTTCGAAACCTAGTACATCCAACGCTCCGATGCGGGTTGAGATGTTTCCGCAATCAACGGCACACTTCATGGACGGATCTTCAGACGCAGTGTTACTCACAGCTACATCAAATTATGAGACTGCGTCTGGACCCGTCTTTGGAACAGACATCGATGAAATGGATATCGGGTATATATGTTCTAGAATGCCACTCGTAGGGTCTTATAACTGGGACACAACATTTGCCATTGGACAACCTGTCGCAGCATTTCCCGTGACACCAGGGTTATGCGCTCCAGTGCTTGCTGCAGGTTCCGTTTCGTACGGAACCTACGCGACCACACCAATGTCATTTGTTGCCTCCATGTTTAAGTACTGGGCCGGTTCTATTAAGTTTCGTATTGAAGCTGTTTCGACACAGTTTCACGCAGGACGACTCTTGGTAGCGTACGTACCAGACTTCGACCCACTTGGATCATTCAACATTACAGAAGCCGCCAATTATTACAGCATTGTCTGGGATATCACGACCTCGAGTCATATCGAGTTCGAGGTGCCATACATGTCGAACGTACCATATTTAGAGACCTTTATTGACGCTTTGAATGTGCCCTACATCATCGATGGAGAAACGACTGGAACTGGACCAAGAGACCGAATTCGAAAGGTAGCCAACGGAGCGATTGTCATGTTTTGTCTTAACCAACTTGTAGCACCATCAACGGCATCAAACAACATCTCTCTCCTCATTTGGATGGGAGGAGGAAAAGACATCACTTTCATGGAACCAACTCTTGGAGAGTTTGTGGTTTCATCGGGGAGAGACAAGACCGATCGAGTTGGAAAATATTATGACAACGCCGTGATGACCCAACCTTCCCACAACTTCGCTTCGAGTTCTCGAGTCGAGGTCGCGGAGAGGAGTCATTACGTAAACGTCGAATATGACTCGTCAGACACACCTTCTGACGAAGATAGACCTTGTTTCGCACGAAGAGCGATTAGGCAGTCGCTCGATTTGAAGTTCCTAACAGACTTGAAGAAAATTGCTGACACGGCTAAACACTCTGTCCCAGTAATTTCTAACGGAGTCGACGAAAACATGATCGGTTCGCAACAAAACGACAGCAATTTCGAGAGTTGGATGCCAATGCAGTACATCAGCCCTATGGACCGCGCGAAATTAGTCTCAGGTGAGTGCATAACAAATCTAAGACTTTTGACGCGACGTATGTCTCCAGCATTCACTATCTTACCACTAAACGCAACTACAGCAGGTCAACTGCAAATTCCACCACCACAGTCTAACCACGTTCTGTGTCTTGATATGGACTACTTTAGTTCCATTGCAGGGACCCAGGATAACGCGGTATACAACTCCACTTGTGGAAGAGTTGTGTCAGGTGGAAATAGATGGATGATTGCCACACCAACTTTTCTGTCGTATATTTCGTACCTTTACACCTACGTGCGAGGAACACGACGATTTTTGATTTGCTCAAGACCATCAGCAGTAATCAACGGAGCTCCATTTCACTCTTCTTCGGCTACTGCGCAACTTCCGGATACTACAGATCCTATTGCGCATGCATCGAAAGGTGAGTTCGACGTGCGAGTTTCGAATGTCGTGTCAAACGAACCCTACACATACGTACCATGGTTTCGCCCAGAGGAAACGATCTACGATTACAACAACTCTAACGAGTCGTTTGCATCCATTGCAGCTAACTATCAGTTTGGACTAGGATCTCTCTATAGTTCGGACGCGTACGTTAAACGCATTGGTTCAGACGGAACATCTCTCGAAGTGGCTGTACCTCCGGGGACGAACTTGCCTGTTCGTCTCCTTGCCGACCCCGACGATACACCTACGAATTACAACGTTAGGGTCAAAGGGAACATTCCACGAAAGAGGCGTTTTCTCGAGATCAGATACCGACCGCACACCACCGCGTTCAAGGGTATCACCGCCAATTTTCCTGCGACAACGTGGCCGCTTCCTACGACCATCTACGAAGCAGCCGGGGACGATCTATCTTTTGGTTATCTCCAACAACCACCACTCATCACCCGCGTACATAAAGCACACATCTTCATGAACGCGGATGGTTCCATCAGGAGGCTCTGAGCCATTCCATTCTATGTTCAAAGATGTAGAGTGTTTTGGTTTGGACCTGTCCCAGCCCGGTAAGAGCCCGGTCAAGTGCGTTTGCGCTGGGATAAACACTTTATTTCTTTGTTACGAAGAATGGCCCTAGGGTCCATCAC